AGACCTTTCCCCCGGAGATGTATCGACTGAGAAAACCCCACCCAGAGTTCCCGGTGCTGTAGAACATCAACCCCCGAAACGTCCCGTCCGAGTCGACGCAGTTCATCCAGACGGATATCGAACACGGGGGTTGAACCTCCATGTCGACGTCGACGCCTCGACCGAGGATCGTTCCCCCGTCAATGCCCGCTTGTTTTTTGGTTAGGTAGGCCATCGCGTTATCACGAAACCGTGTACTCGAGTGTTATCGCTACGACGATCATGTCCCCGGACGACGTCCAGCCACCGACGTCAGCTTGAACGAGCAGCGCGACGAAATCCCCCGCGGCCGCGCTGTCCATATTCAAGGTTATCGTGAGATCCCCCAAGCGACTGAGGTTTTCCGGAACGGGGTCGGTCGCACTCGCCCAACCGCCACCTTCCCCGACCGGATCGAGTGACTCCATGTCGTCCATGTCCCCCGGGGTGATTGCCTGCAGCGACGCCCGAAACACCACGTTGCCGGAGTTGGACGAGTCCATGTAATACTGAACCTTCAGAACCCCGCCGCTGCCGTAGTCGGCCGGGAGACGGAAGTTGAAGGAGACCGTCTCATCCTGGGTGTCGTCGAACGCCAGCGTCCACAACCTCATCTTCGGCGTCGACGCATCGGACGTCTCCAATAGGCCTAGTCCGGGGAACTCGTTGCCCGCGTCTCCGACGAGCATGATCGCCCCTTCGATCGGAAGAAGAACAGTGCCTGTAGCCATCAGTACGCCTCCTCCTCCTCTTCGTATTTCACCTCGCCGGGAAGAGCCATCCCTCGGTGTGACGCGGAATACCTGCTGATCACCATATCGAGCAACGGTTGCGTGTCCAACGCGTTCAGACCGATCACCCAGGAGTTAAGGGACGCGACCGCTCCGGACGGAAACTCGGTAGCCAACCCGTGAGCAACGATCGCGCTCTTGACTTCGTTCGCCAACGTCGTCGCTCGCTTGACCGCTCTCAACGCGTTCACCACGCCGTTGAGAGCGGTCTGCGCTTTCACCTCTGTAGTCAGAGTCATTGGGATCTACCTCCTCACGTCAGCAAAAGTATTCCATCAGAATGCCACTGGAGAGTGTAGTCGCCGCCGTTCGACGCCGTCGTCACCTCCCAGTACGCAATCAGATAATCCGACGCGTGTGTGTCGTCGTACATGATCGCGTGACTCGGCGTCCCGACGTCGAGACCGGTCCACGTGACGTCGTCACCGTCGAAATCCGCCCGATCGTTCGCGTCGTCCTGCGTGACCGCCTGGTTCGCCAGCGTCTCGCCGCCGGCCGTGTAGCCCGTCCCCGACTCCTCGTCACCGCTGACATCCGTCAACACCGCGTGAGTGTCGATATTCGGGGTATGACCCGTGACCAGTATCACCTTGATCGTATCGGCACCGTTGCCGAGATCAAGCTCCCCGAGGAGAATCTGCTCCTTGAAGTTATTATAGATCGCGCCGTCACCTTCGGCCATCTCTGTTACCTCCGTTGATCGTTCCGTTCATTACATTTTAACCCGTCGAACATTCATACGCACCGGTTTGAGGCCGACGACAACCGCCGGCGGTTCGGGGATACCAGCCGCCTTGCGAGCGGCTCGGATCTTCTCGACAAAGATCACATTGATCCGTCGCTGCTGATCCGCCGCCACCTTCCATCGAACATCCCCGTCCGCTCGAGCTTCCTTGATGATCCTCGCGAGGATCATCAGCTTCGCGCGAAGTTGCGGGATCGTGTGTCCTGGCATCTCCTCGTGATCGAACGCCTCGACCCCTCGCGTCGGTGATCTGTCCTCTTCCATCGTTCCCCCACGTTTACTGATTCTTGAATATCTCCATCGCGTCCTTTATTATCTTCCTCGCCCAGTAACGATCCGCGATCATCCCAGCCGTGAACCCCAGGGTGAACGCAAACGCTGCGATGAACCAGCTACTCATCGTCCTCCCCCGGTCGACCGTCGGCTAAACTGTTCTGATCCTCGACCAGCCTGTTTATCCGATCGACGTCCTCCTGCGTCATGCCGAGCACATCCTTGAAGAAGAAATCGGGCGGCATGATTATGTCGGCACCCGAGTCCACGTAGTCCTTGACCGCTTTGCTGATGACCGCGGCGACATCGGCTTTCTCCTTGGCGCTCGGCGAAAGGAGATCGGCCCAAGTGACGTTGTAACCCTCCGCAGGTTCAAGAAGTGCGCCGGCCGCAATCAGGTTGTCGATGAAAGCCCTGACTATCACCGGTTCACAGTAGTTCTTCTGGCGAGCCAGGATCTGGGTCAACCAGTTGCGTTCGTCCTGCGACGAAGCCAACTCGCCGCGCTCGGAACCGAGGAGGATGCGCTTAGGTATCCTCGTCGCGCCGGCGATCAGATCGACGAGAACTGATATGTGGTTGGAAGGATCGGAGACCTGCTGGTCAAGCGACTCGACCTTGACGCCCCTGAGTCGAAGATAGCGCTTCAACCCGTGCATATACTCCTCGATCTCACTCTGAAGATCGGCAAGATCCTGCGTTCCAACCGTCGCTTCGGAGTTAACATTGAAACCGTAGCCGGGAAACGCTCCCCTCCAGAACATCTCAGCCGAACCACCCGCCACCGTCTCGATACCCTGCAGGCGGTTGTATATCACCTCGAGTTTCGGTGTTCCTAGGACCTCGCTCTCCAGACAGTCCCCAGCAACATGGACGACGCGCGAGTAGTGAACCAACTGGACCGAGGAACCTTTGACACCGGCCGACGACTGCATGTTGATCGAGTAAGTTTCCGGCAACCCGAACCTACTGTTTTTCACGTCAGTGACGGACGCCGCGATCGGGGCGTTGCTCTCGCTGAACGGCGTAAGGTAAAGGACGCGTCTCGCGTTCTGCACCCGCTCCTCGAGTTTCGCGCTGTCGTCGTAACCGATCAGGAGTACGGCGTACTGTCCGATGGACGCGAGACGATCGATCCTGGTGAAGTAGTGCCAGAGCCGAACGTTGTCGACCAAGGCGAGCCAGCGTTCGTCAAACGCGCTCTCGTCCATCTCGCCTTTCTCCTCCACCACAGGCGGCTGAGCCCAGGAGGCGTTGACCGGAGCGTCGATGACGGCTCTGGCGAGATCTTGTCGCAGGTACTTCGCCATGTAATCACTGAAGGATATCTGCTTAGCGTAGCCGAGTGCTTCGTACAGATCGCGGTCACCCCCGAAAGAGTGACCGAGTCGCGCGGCTACGCTGGCGCGGTCCGTCATCGTGGAGAGAACCTGCAATACTCGACGCATGTTGGGGGAGGTCTCCGGGGACTCGACCCGACGAGCCTTCGACTTACCGGTCTTCTTGCCGTTCTTCTTGGTTTGAGCCATGCTAGTCGTCTCCGTTCAAGAGCTTCTGCACTTCGACCAAGCCCATGCCTTCCTTCTGCGTCAGCATCCACCTGAGAACATTCCTGACGCCGTCGACCTTCCTGATTATATGCTTCATCTCCTCGGTCGTTTCCGCATGAACGCCTTCGCACTCCACACGTCTGATGAACGCGGGTTCTCCGGGATTCCCCCCCACGCCTCGGAAAACGTTCCACTCCCTCTGTAGCGATGCCAACTGCTTCGTCAGATTAATCACGTTACTTCTCAACATCCCGAACCCGACCGACACCCCGACTATCCCTGACAGAAACGAGATCAGTGTTCCCCAACCAACGACTTCACCCAAGGCTTACCTCCCCCAAGTACCCGCTCGCTTTACGGATGTCAGCAGTAAGAAAGCTCCACTCGATGCGTCGACCTGATCTGCTACGCAACGATCGCTCGCGTCAAAGTTTTCCATCTCCCTGAGATACGCGTCGTTCCAGGAGCCTCTGACGACCTGCACATTGCCCGCTTCGACCTGAGCCGACAGCGGCTTGGCCCTGGTCCCTTTCGATTCTCGTACGGTGTTGGTCAGAACGTTGTTACCCGCGAGGTTCCGCACGTGGACCAGGGCCTCAGCTTTACCGGCTTGACCCGGGTCCTGCTCTATCCCGACCCTCGTGTCGCGACCATCCTGGGACGCGACGTTCTTTATCCTGTTCTCGACATCGAGAGGCGAGCCGTGGAACCGCACGACGTCGAGAACGAAATACTGACCGTGACCGTCCAGACCCATCTTGACGCCCGCGGTCCAGGACGAACGTTTAGAAGCGTTCTGCGCATCGGTCGCGGCTCGATCCCAATAGCGAACTGTGTCGACCAGCGCGGGCGAAGCCCCAACCACATTGAACCACTCCCGCCTGAAGATCGAACCCGCCGTCTCTCGCGCGTTCCAGTTACCGTATAGCAGACGCTGCCTGTCGACCCAACTCAATGCTTCGAGATTGGCTAGGTAGTTCGGATCCTTCGCGAGGAGTATCTTGTTGTCGTGAACCTTCCCGGGGATGAAGGTGAACGACTTCGGTCGTACGTCAGCTCCGACGCTGTCCGTCAAATCTTCCGGGGAATCAGCCCAGTGCACGTTCTCGTCTACGACTATGAACCATCTGATGATGCCGCCGCGCTCGATTATCGGCAGACCGCTGTCGTCGTCTATCCACCACCGCATGAAGTCGCGCAGCCAGTGGTCTGGGTCGGGATTGCACGTAGCTCGAATATAGGGGTTGACGCCGCAAGTCGTTCTGTTGCGCGACAGCATGTAGAAGAACTGCTTCCGGGTGAAGTGCTCCAACTGATCGAACCCGAACAAAGGTACCTGAGCTCCGTCCCACTCGGTCCTGTCCTGCTCGTGCTGCATGTGAGCGAACCTGATCCTAAAACCGGAGGGAAAGATCCATTCGAGCGAAGCGAGTTTCCCTCTACCGCCGATGGCGGGATAGATCTCGGTCGCGGTGTCCCACAGGCCGCCTTCGTTCCTTATCTGGGGATAGGTGCGACGGAATATGACCGCCGAAACTACCGTTGTGCGCGTGTCTCAAAGGTTCCAGCAACAAGGCGTAGGACTTCCCGGCACCCGCAGCTCCACCATACACAGCTATATCGGCGGATGTCCCGAGGAAAGCTTCCTGCGAACCGACCTGCGGTTCGACGGAGACGCGAGTCACGCGGCTGGCTAGGAAAGCGTAGTCGGCCGCTTCTCGGTCCACGTCTGTGGTCAAAATCGCGCTCATATCGATCTACGTCTTGGTCGACCCGGGTCTCGAGTCGGGTTTAGGCGTCTTCCGTCTGTTCTTCGCTTTGCTCGGCTTCACATCTCGGGTCACCCCCATCTTTTGATCGGCGTCATCGCGACCGTTCTCGGGGAGGTAGATCGTGACGTTGGTTTGGATCGGTTCGCCGCCGGGACCGGAGATCTCGGTGCGTTGTCTAAACTGACTTCGGTAACCACGCAGGATCAACCCGAGACAGAAGTCGGACTTCTCCTTGTAGCTGTCGGTTATCGTTCCCTGATGTATCACGGGATGATCCGTGCCGACCAGCGCTCGACGGCGGGCTTCGTCCTCGATGAGATCGACGCCGCGATCGACGGCGTCGAGCCAACGTGTTTTGAAGTTCTCGTCATCCTCCCTCTTGGCGTACAGCCCGGTCCTCGATACATTCAACGCATCCGCGGCATCGCAGACAATTCCGCCGTTCTCAGCAAGGATCTCGATGAATTTATCCAGGAGCTGACTCGTCAGTCTTGTCTTCGCCGGCATAACCTTTTCTCCCTCCACCTACATTCTAAGGTTAGCGTAACCAACGGCTAATAACAGGGGAAATCTTTTTCTGCTCGAATTGAAAATTACGTCTATCGTAAGGACACAAATCGAAGATGTTTTCAGAAGCTGACGCGTCCTCGTCTCCACACTTTCGAGATCATTCCCCGCATTCCCCGTTATTTTTGTTGTTTCGGCATGCTTTTTTCTACCGAAAACGTAACCAGCTGTCACGCAAGCTAGTACGATCGCGGTATGCACCTGCTTTTCTGCTGCATACCTCCAAGTCGTTGGCGCGTATGCAAGAGCATCAGGACCTTTTTCTCCTGCATACCTCTGGTGATACCTCCAACCCCCTGTCATCCATACTAGTACGGACAAAGGTATGCAGGAGATGCTCATTCTGGAAAATTTTTTGGAAAAAAGTTTTTTCCGGAAAAAGTTCCATATATAGGAGTGTGCTGCATACCTTTCCCCTAAGCCCTTGTCCGGCAACGCGCTTACAGGTATGCACCTCTAGGCATCAGGACCTTTTGGTAGTGCATCCTGGGCATACGCGCCAAGGGTTTAGGAGCACCGCTTAGGATGCACCTCTGAAGCTTTTTCGCGCTTGGCCATGACCGCGTCTGTCGTCGAGCAGCCCCGTTCGGCGTTTTCCGACCCCCGGTCCGGCGCGATCGCGTCAAGCTGTTTCAAGCAGTTTTGTTGTTTACATGCTCCTCCAGCATGCCTATTTTCCCGTTACGTAAACAGGGAAACAACGGGGGACGACACGCGGGAAAGAGCGCGGGAAGGGGGAAAGAAACTTGCTCGAAACTGGACGCGGGGAGGTCTACAGGAACGTCTCGCCCGGGGGAGGGTGCGTCTGCGCCTGCGACTGGGACGCCGAGTTCGTCTGGACCTACGAACGCAGGGAGGACGCGGTCGCTCGAGCGAGCAGGCGCGTGACGTGCTGCGAGTGCGGCTTGCCCGTCGAGGCCGGCGTCGAGCACGTCCTCTCCGTCTTCTTGGGGATAACCCACCGGGGAGCGGACAGGCCCTGGTGGCGCAAGACGGCTCGGACCTGCGCGTTCTGCTGGCGAGCCGTCGAGGACTTCTCCCGCTGCGGTCACTGCTTCGGCGGATTCTGGCGAGCGTTCGAGGAGGCGACGGGCATGACGCGAGCCGAGACGTTCGGGGAGGTGGCTGATGCCTAGGTACGTCTGCGCCGGCTGCGAGTGTCTCATGACGCACGAGCGATCGGGTCTGCTCGTCGAGGAGCGGACCGACGAGGACGGACCCTACAAGATATGGTCCGCCGATCTGTGGCGTTGTCCCCACTGCGGGACCGAGCTGTTGACTGGTTTCGGCGCTGAGCCGGTGCATCAACATTTTGAGGAAGGCTACGAGAAAGCTGAATGCTATCTCGTGATAAGGGACAGGACGCCGACGGGCGAAGACGATGCCTAGACACGTCCACTGGGAGCTGGGGTACGCGAGCCACGACAGCTGTCTGTGCGTGCTGACGCCCTCAGCGAGAAACGGAAGGAAGGGACCGATGGCTGTTGACTTGAAGAAGCTGCTCATGCGAGCGACCGCGCTCGACGTCGCGGAGTTCTACGGGACGGTGCTGAAGTTCGACGTTCCCGATAAAGGCGCGCGAGGCGAGATGCTCGAGAAGGAACGCTTCGAGTTCGCCTTGACCGCGCTGAGGGAGGAGGTCGAGGAGTTCGAGGACGCGAGCGACTACCTGGGCCAGGTCGACGCGCTCGTCGACATCGTGTACTTCGCCGTCGGCAGGTTGCTCGAGATGGGCGTCCCGTTCGGCCCCGCCTGGGACGAGGTGCACCGAGCCAACATGGGGAAGCGCAGGGGCGGGAAGGGTCGCGACACGGAGGTCGACGCCGCGAAGCCCGACGGCTGGACTCCGCCCGATCTCACCTGGCTCCTGGGTCCGCTCGAACCCTTCCTCGCGGCGTCGAGACTGTCCGCGAGGAAGGACGAGGACTACAACCGCGGTCCGGTCCGACGCGACGACTACTTCCCGTTCGGTCTGACGAGCTACGCGCACGAGCTCCACAAGAAGACGCTGAGGTTGGTCTCGCTCGCGGCCGGACAAAGATTTGAACGTCTTGACGCAACGCCCGTCACGGACACGGTCGAGGACACGTTGCTCGATCTGATGAACTACGCCGCCTACTGCTGGGAGTGGCTGAAGGATCGCGAGGAGCAAACCGCAGAGCAAAGAGCAACCCTTAAGTCGCCTCCCCCGGAAGATCCTAACCGGGGGACGACGGGGATGATGTCATGAGCGCATCTGATCCTTGTCATGTGACACAGTTCGATGATAGTGCGACATGCGAACGAACCTACAAACATGTCGTCGCCGACGTCGTGCTACGCGGCGAGGACGTCGTC